GCGTCTGGTGGAGTTGACGCCGGAGCCGTCCATTGAGCCCGCCTTCGGGCGCATGAACGCCTATGCGGTGCCGGACGATTGGGCGCGCACCTGCAAGCTCTGCCAGGACGAGCGCATGGATGTCCCGCTGCTCGATTACGAGGTGGAGGCCGGGTACTGGTACGCGGACCTGAATCCGATTTACCTCTCGTACATCAGCACGGATGCGAACTACGGCGGCGACCTGACCCTGTGGCCGCCCAACGTCGTCCTGTGGGCAGAAACCCACATGGCAAGCCTGCTGTCGCCTCGCCTGATGGGCAGCGAGGAGAAGACCAACCGGCTGATCAAGCTGGCGTCCATGCGCCTGAAGGAAGCGGCATCGACCGATGCGATGGAGGACCCGACCAAGTTCCCCCCGCTGGGCTCGTTCGTCATGGCGCGGCGCGGCGGGCGTTCGACGTGGGAACGCGGCCCGCGTAACCGGCTGATCGGCTAGACCGTGTCGGCTCTCCTGGCCTTCAATCGCGGGATTGTGTCGCCACTCGCTCTCTCGCGGGTGGATCTCAAGCGCCTGCAGCTTTCGGCGGAGGAGCAGACCAACTGGATGCCGCGCGCCATGGGGCCGATGATGCTCAGGCCGGGGCTGCGGTACATCGCTTCGACCCGCAGCGATGCGGCCTCGAAGAGCCTGGAGTTCGTCTACTCCTCGTCCGATACCGCGCTCGTGGAGTTGACCGACAGCACCATGCGTGTCCTGATCGACGACGTGGTGATCCGCCGCCCGGCCGTGACCAGCAAGTTCAACCGCTGGGATGGCGCGGCCTTTATCTCCAGTTCGGATATAACTTCATCCTTTGTGGATGCAACCGACGTCAGCTACTGGCGCGACAATGACGAGAGCGGCGGGACGTCGGCCTTTGCCTCGGGTGGCTATCTCTCCCTGACTGGCAATGGCACGGCGTCGGCCATCCGCGATCGCTCCATCGCCGTGGTGGAGACCAACGTCGAGCATAGCCTGCAGATCGTGGTCGCTCGTGGCTCTGTGGTGCTGCGTGTCGGCTCGACGCAGGGGGCAGAGGACTACCTGACCGACCGCACCTTGCGGCAGGGTTACCACAGCATCAGCGTCACCCCCACGGGCTCCACAATGTTCGTCCGGCTCTCGAACAGCCGGGACGTGGCATCTCTGGTCGACAGCGTGACCCTTGGGCAGGCCGCGGCCGACATGGAGATCACGACGCCGTGGCTTGCGGCCGATCTGCAGTATGTCCGCTGGACCCGCATCAATGACGTGATCTTCGTCGCCTGCGCCGGCCGGGCCCAGAAGCGGATCGAACGTCAGGGTTCGGACAGTCCGCGAAGCTGGTCCGTGGTCGACTATCTGGCCGATGACGGGCCGTTCCGCGACCTGAACACAGGGCCTGTCCGCATCAAGGGCTCGGCGCTGACGGGCGATATCACCCTCACGGCGGAACGGGACTTCTTCAAGTCGACGCATGTTGGCGCGCTGTTCTCCCTGCCGTCGGCCGGGCAGGAGGTGACGCGCAACATCCTCGCCGAAGACACGTGGTCGAATCCGATCCGCGTGACCGGCGTCGGCGCCTCGCGCAGCTTCATCGTGCATATCACGTCGTCGACCTTCACCGGCACGACGACGGTCCGTATCCAGCGGTCCGTGGCAGAGCCCGGCGACTGGACGGACGTGTCAGGATGGGCCTGGACCGCCAATGTCGGGCCGTCTTCCCTGGCCGACGGTCTCGACAACCAGATCATCTATTACCGCATCGGCGTGAAGACCGGCGAGTTCACGCCGGGCGACGACATCACGGGCAAGCTGACTTTCTCCGCCGGCTCCATCACCGGAATCGTCCGGGTGACGGGCTACACGTCGGCCACGTCGGTTTCGGCTCAGGTCCTGCAGGCGCTGGGCAAGGCCGACCAGTACACGCAGGACTGGCGCGAAGGCGACTGGTCGCCGCGGCGTGGCTATCCCTCGGGCGTGTGCGAAGAGGGCGGGCGGCTGCACTGGCAGGGCAAGGGCTTCGCCTGGGGTTCCGTGCCCGATGCCTTCGACAGTTTCGACGACACGGTGGAGGGCGACAGCGCCCCGATCCGGCGCTCGCTGGGCGAGGGCGCGACGGACAACGTCAACTGGTCGATCAGCGCCGGCAACCTGTTCCTCGGGTTGGAGGGGTTGGTTTCGGTCGTCAAGTCCTCGTCTCTCGATGAGCCGCTGACGCAGGCCAAGTTCGGCATCAAGCCGATCGGGGACATGGGCACGGCGGCGATTCCGGCGGTCCGCATCGATACCTCGGTCGTCTTCGTGGGCGACAACGAAACCCGCGTCTTCGAAATCGCGCCGGAGCCCGGCTCCTACAGCTACGGCACGCCGGGCGACCTGACGGCGCTGGTGCCGGAGATCGGCAACACCGGCTTCGTGCGCCGGGCCTTCCAGCGGTATCCGGACCGCCGCCTGCATCTGGTCCGAGCGGACGGCACGGTGGCCGTCATGGTGTTCGACAAACTGGAGAACGTGACCTGCTGGGTCGAGGTCGAGACGGACGGGTTCGTGGAGGACGTCGTCGTCCTGCCGGGAGCGCCGGGCGCCAAGCGCGAGGACCGCGTCTATTACACGGTGCGCCGCGTCATCAACGGATCGACCAAGCGGTTTCATGAGAAATGGGCCACCGAAGCGCAGGCACAGGGCGGTTCCGACAACCGGATTGCTGACAGCCATGTGACCGGCACCCTGAGCGGCACGACGTCGATCGCCGTGGCGCACCTGGAAGGCGAGACCGTCTGCATCTGGGGCAACAGCAAGGATCTCGGCACGGCCACGGTCGCGAGCGGGACCGTCACGGCATCGGAGGCCATCACCGGGGCCTATTGCGTCGGGCTGCCCTACACGGCCCGCTACAAGAGCGCGAAGCGGGCGCTGTCCGATACCGGAGCGATGCTGCTCACCGAGAAGAAACGCATTCACTCGCTCGCTCTCGTGCTGGCGAACACCCATGCGCAGGGCCTGCAGTACGGCGAGGACTTCGACAATCTCGACGACCTGCCGCTGGTCGAGGAGGGCGCCGACGTCGATCCGGATTACATTTGGTCCGAATACGATCAGGATGCCTTCACTTTCGACGGTACATGGCAGACCGATCCGCGCCTCTGCCTGCAGGCCGCCGCGCCGCGCCCCTGCACGGTCATGGCTGCCCTGATGAAGGAGGCCACGTAATGAAGCCCGAGATCGTGCCGGCCACCCCGGAAATCGTGGAGGCCTACTACGGCAAGCGCCCGGCCCGGACATTCCGTGGTTATGCCGCTCTGCTGGATGGCAAGCCCGTGGGCCTCGCGGGGATCTATGACGACGGCGGCTATCGAACCGTGTTCGGCGACATCGCCCCGGAACTGCGGCCCTACCGCAAGACGCTGGCGCGTGGCGTCCAGATCGTGCGCGACCTGATGGCTGAACAGAAGGCACCCATCTATGCCGTCGAGAGCCCGGACGAGCCCACGGCACCGGCACTGCTGGCGAAGCTGGGCTTTGTACCGACCGGCCGCGAGGTCGATGACGGCAAGATCATGGTGAGGCCGCGATGATCCATTCCGACAAGATCAGGGACGTCACGCTCCGCCCGGACGAGCGGGGCCGGTGCTTCACGGGCCTCGAAATCGCAGCCATTGCAGGCGCGGTCAGCTCCGTCGCTGGCATCGGCATGTCGATCGCGGGTGCAGCGCAGCAGAGCGAGGCGCAGCAGCAGGCGGGGCAGATCGCTTATCAGAACGCCCTGATCCGCAACCAGCAGGCAGAGGAAGAAGCCAAGCGCCTGGAGGCCAAGGCCAATGCCGATCAGGCGGCGTCGCAGCGGCAGGCGATCGAGGAGAAGCGCAAGGCGTCGCTGCTCGCCGGCCGGGCTCAGGCGGTCATGGCTGCCTCGGGTGCGGGCGTCGATACCAACATCATCGACGGCATCCTGGCGGAGGGCGAGTACGGCTTCGATACCGCGCTCTACGAGGGCGACACGCGGGCGCAATCCAGCCGCTACGATGCCTCCCTGCGTCGCTGGGAAGGCGAGACGGGCGTGACGCAGGGTGCCTATCGCAAGGCGTCCCTGAACGCTCAGGCGGACAACACGCTCACGTCGGGTATCATCGGGGCCGGCATCAAGGTTGGATCGATGGCGGCCAAATACGGCGGTCCCGCGCCGGGCGGCTACGACCTAGCCAAGGATACCGCTCGGACGGCCAACGACAGTGATCTCGGCGGATACAATTGGGGCGGCGCCCAGAAGTACGCCTCATGACTAGCCTAGTACGACTGGCACACGAGTCCGCGAACAACGTAGGTGCACGTCGTGTAAACCGGCAGGTTGACGCGCTGGGCTTCAGCCCACGCCGCAAGTGCGCGCGCCGCCCGCTGCCGTTCGGCAATTTCGCTTGCGTGCCAGTCTTTGATATCAGCGCGGATGGTTCGAACGGCCTCATCCCAACGCTCTTGGTGCCGCTGTCGCCGTTCCATGCTGAGAGTCGCGTATTCACCCCAAGTGATCTCGCCTCGGACAAGTTTTCCAAAATCAATGTCCGCTTGGGCGTACGTCGCGGCCATGACTGCAACAAAACCGGAATGCGCGAGGTTCAGGTTGACAAGGCCCTGGGTGCGACAGGCCGATATTCCTTTGTGTATCTCCAACAGAAGTGCGCGGTCCGCCTCTGTGGGCTTCGCCTTGTTGGCGAGTATCGCCATAGAGGGAGTGCCGAGGGTGAAGCGATCACTCAATTGCTCGCGGGCGCTGGATTGTTCAACAATCTCCCCGCATTCATCGGCCTGAATCCGGGCGGCCCGAAGAGCTTCGGTGATACCTTGCGCCTCTTTCATGGCGGCTGTCGGTCCAGAGTGCGAACACCCCGCCAGAAAAAGAAGCAATACTACAGGCCAGCGCATGACGATCTCCCCGCCCCGAGGGACAAGGTTCGTCGATTCCATCGCAGTTGTAAATTGGCTGAGGTGAACTAATGGCCGTGTTCCCGACCAGCGCCGACATGCGCCGGCCAGTCCCGACTGCGGGCGGGGCCGGCAACTATCGTGTTGCGCAACAGGCCATGCCTGGCCTCGAAGGGGCGGAGGCCCTCAATCAGGCTGGTCAGCAGAATCAGCAGATCGGCGGCATGCTGTGGACTTTGGGCGAACAGCTCGACACGGCGGCGGCACAGGAGGCGCTGAACCAGATCAAGGCCAAGCGGCAAGAACTGACCTACGACCGCGAAAAGGGTTTCCAGCGGTTCAAGGGCGGCGACGTGATGAAGCCGGGGCCGGGCGGCAAGTCGCTGCTCGTGGAAATGCCGGAAGCTCTGGATGCGGAAACCGAGGCGGTGGCGTCCAAGCTACTCTCGCCTCGCGCCAAGGGGATGTTCCATCGCGCCGCCGAAAACGAAAAGAGCCTCTACAAGCGCGACATGACCGTCTACTTCGCGAACGAGACGGAGAAGTATGAAGCCGCGACCCTGAAGGACGGCAACCTCACGGATATGCAGGAGATCGTGCAGGTCATCAATGATCCTGCGAAGGTCGAGGTTATCACCGCTGGGATCGAGCGGCGGACGCGCGCCTTCTATGAGAAGCGCGGCCTGCCGGGTGAGGCAGCAGCGACGGCGGCGTCCAGCAACGCCCTCCGGGCCGTGATCGAGAGTCAGGCCGCATCGGGCAACGGTTCGCAGGCACTGGCCACGTTCCAACGGTTCGCGCCCAAGCTGGATGCGGCCGACCGAATTGCGCTGATGCCGACCATGCGGACCGTGCAGCAGGGCGAGACGGCGCGGTTTCAGGCGCGCGATCTCGTGTCCAGCGTGCCGACCACGGAAGCGGCGGAAGCCGGCACGAAGGCCAGCCTTGCGTTTTGGAAGGGCGAATACGGCGAGAAGGTCTCGGCCGGCATCACGGCGGGCTTCCTGCGGGAATCGCAGTTCTCCACCGGGGCGCGCAACCGGGGCGACGGCCGCGACGGCTCTGACAGTATCAACATCGGCCAGTGGAACGCGGCCCGCGCGCAAGCCTTCCTGCAGTTCGCGAAGAGCAAGGGTCTCGATCCGAACGATATGCAGACCGGGCTGCTCTACGCCCGTGCAGAGATCGACGGGGAAATCCCGCGCTCGGTCTCCGGTCTGTCGCCTGACTTCAAGGCGCGGCTGCAGAACGCCAAGAGCGAGGCGGAAGCGGCCGATATCATGACGCGCGGGTATTTCCGTCCCCTCTATCAGGACGGCGAATCGGCGGTGCGCGGCAAGTCGGCAACGGCCATCTTGGCAAAGTATGGGGACAAAGACCCATTGCGCCAGCAGGTCGAGGCGGTGACGGGCGGGGCAGACAAGCCGAAGGATGGGCCGCTCTATCGCGATACGCGTCAGATGACGCTCGATGCAGAAATGGCATACGATGTGGCGACCCGCCGCAACGCGGAGATCAACGCGGGCAACGATGCCCAGCGCCGGGCGACGCAGTCTCAACTCGACCTGAACCTTGCAGAGCAGAAGCGCCAGATCGACATGGCGAAGCTGAACCTTGAGATAGCGGTCGATAAGTGGATGACAGGCGCCGGACAGCCGGGGGCGGACGGACAGCCGACACCGGCCATGAAGCGCCCGCCGCCGGAAATCTGGAACCAGCTTTCGTACACGAAACAGCAGTCGATCGACGCGACCATTGCCCACAACGCGAAGGGGCAGGACGTCGTGACGGATCAGCGCGTCTGGTACGAAATCCAGCAGGGGCTCACCAGCCCGGATCAGGCCGTCCGTGCCCAGTGGGCGAACAAGCCGCTCTGGGAATACAAGCGGTACCTGTCCAACGGCGACTTTCAGGAACTGTCGAAGATCCAGGCCACGGCGAAGCAGGGCGATCCGAACAAGCAGCTCACGCGCATCCTGAACGCGAACCAGATGATCGACGACACGCTGCTGACGCTCGGGGTCGGCATTGGCAACACCGCCAGCAAGGGCGATGCGGAGAAGGCCAACAATTTCCGCCGGCTGGCGCAACAGCAGATCACGGCATTCGAGGTCGAGCAGAAGCGCCCGGCCACGCCGGAGGAACAGCGGAAGATCATCGATCGGCTGGCGATGCCGACGTTCCTGCGCAAGGGCGTGCTGTGGGGTGAAGACACCAAACCGGCCTATGAAGTTACGATCACGGACATTCCGGCGACGGAGCGGGAGAAGATCGTCGAGGCGTTAAAGTCGGTCGGGCGTCCCGTGACGGATGACGCGGTCGTCGATCTTTACCGCCGCAACCCCGCCAACGCGCGCCCCAAGAAATGACCGATACCAGCATCGCGGCACTCGACGAACCGGGCATTGACCTGCAGGTGGCGCAAGCGCCGCCGCGCAACGAATATCTCGACCTGGTGCGGGAACCGGCGGCCCCGGCCGTCCAGCCGGCGGCCAACCCCTATGTCGACCTGCTGAAGCAGGACCAAGCCGAGCGGGAAACCCGCCTGCGCGCCGCGGCGGTCAATGCACAGGGCTCGTCGCCCGACCTTGCAGCCAAGGCGCTGATCCTGTCGCGCAAGACGGGGATGCCGGCTGATCTGGTCGAGCGCAACTTGCCGGAGGTGGAGACTCGCCAGAAGGCGAACGAATATGCCGATCTGATGCGCCGCGCGCCCAAGATGGCGGACTGGCTGGCACAGGACCCGGTGAACGCCAAGGTCATGGCGCAAGACGACGTCGAAAAGCTGGGCTTCGTCGAGTGGACGGTCAACGAGCTATACCGCCCGTACCTGTCGCAGCAGGCATCATCGAACCTGGCTGGCGTCAAGACGGCAACCCGCCGCCTCTCCGAACTGGAATCGGCCCTCGGCCGGCAGCAGCGTGGCGAGTACCTGTCGCCCTTCGACAAGGAAATGATCCGGCAGGAGCCAGAGATCCGCGACGCCATGCGCGGGTTTATCATCCAGTACGGGACGCAACGGGAGGAGAAGCTACAGGCTGCGGCGGCCCTGCCTGAATTGCCCGTCATCAAGGAAATGCAGAAGGCGGGCGAGGCGGGCGACTGGGGCGGCGTCTTCTCGGCGCTCATGAAGGACCCGGTCCGGGCGGCTTATGTGATCGCGCTTCAGGGCAGCGCCATGCTTCCGTGGCAGATCGCGGGCTATGCCGCGGGCGGCCTCCCTGGCACCTTCGGCGTGTCGTTCGGCATGGAATACATGGGAGCCGTCGAGGATGCGCTGAAGCAGTCGGGGGTCAATACGCAGGACCCGACGCAGATCGTGGCGGCGTTCGGCAATGCCGAGTTGATGGCGAAGATCGAGCGGCAGGCGGCGACCAAGGCGTCCGTGATCGGTGCCCTCGATGCCGCATCCATGCGGATGGCGCGTGTGCCGTTGGGTGTTGGCAAGAGCGCGGTGACGCGCACGGCCACCGATCTCGGCGCTCAGATGGTCGTGCAGGCCGGGCTGGGCGGGGCCGGTGAGGCGCTGGGCTCGGTCGCCGCCGGCATGAAGGTCGACCCGTTCGCCGTGGTTTCCGAGGTGATTGGCGAGTTCGGCTCAGGACCGGCTGAAGTGGCGGGCGCGCGCTGGGGGCAGGCCGTCCGGCAGGACGCTACCACCAAGGAATTCGAGGCGTTCCGCGCCATGCCGCCCGTGCAGCAGTTGGCGGTCGCTCAGGCCATGGCGGTCGACCGGCTCATTGAGCAGGTGACGAACACCAAGATCGCCGCGCTCTCTCCGGAGAAGCTGCAGGAGTTCATTGGCAGCGTGACGGACACCGCGCAAAGCGTGTTCGTGCCTCTCAGCGCCATCGCCAGCTATATGCAGGACATGACGGGCCTGCAGGCCGAACAGTTCATGGACCGGCTGGGCATCGTCGACCAGATCGAGCGCGCCCGCGTGACCGGCGAAGACATCGCTATCCCCCTGGCGACCTACATCGTGAACGCCAGCGAGGCGCATAAGGCGTGGCGCGAGGAAATCAGAACCGAAGTGGATGGATTTTCCGTCCGGCAGGCTCAGGAGTGGGAGAAGGCCAAGGCGTCGGAACTGAAGGCGCTGCAGGATCGGTTCGAGGAACACGTCCAGTCGGGCATGCCGCCTGATCCGCAGGGCGTCGTCTACCAGCAAGTCCTCGAAATGGCGAAGGCCAACGGCTACACGAACGACGTGGCTGCCCAGCACGCGGCGCTCTATGCGGCCCGGTATGCCGCCCGCGCGGCCCGTCGCCCGGACCTGTATGTCGATGCACTTGATGCCTTCGAAAAGGCCGGCACGGGAAAGGGCCTGCGTATCCAGACGATGCTGGCGGACGGAACGCGGGTCATGGGGCCGGACGTTCTCGATAGCATGCTGGACAGTCTGCGCTCGGGGAAGGACCCGGTCCGTCTGCCCAAGATGGCCAAGCCGGCGAAGGCCGTAGGCCCGGCACAGGACGCCACGATTCTGAAGGCGGCCAAGCGCCTCGCGAAGGGCTGGACGCCGGAGAAGGCGGTCAAGAAGCCACAGTCTCTGACCGACTTCGTGCGCAAAGCGGGCGGCCTGAATATCGATTCCAGCGAGGGCGGCGATCTGCGCGCGGCCGATCTCGGGCGCATTCCCGGCTTGTTGCAGAAGAAGCGTTCCGGGACCAAGGCGCTCCAGAGTACCGGGCAGAGCGTCGACATGGTGGCTCAAGCCGCTCGGGAAGCGGGTTATCGGTTCGGTAATGAAACCCGTTACGGTAGCGGCGTCGATGTGGATGCCTTCCTCAATGCCCTGATCGAGGATGCAGGGGGCCGGCGCAAGGTCTACCCGGACGATGCCGATACGGCTGCCTTCCTGACGCAGCAGGAGTATTTCGACGAGTTCTTCCGCTGGCTGAAGGACGATCTTGGTTGGGAGCCGAAGGGCCGCACGCCCGAAGAAATCGCCAACTTCCTGCAGAAAGACGACACGACGCAGCGCCTGATGGTGCTGGCCGAACGGGTCGACGCGCTCGGGCCGGACAGTGACGAGGCAATGCAGCTCGACCGCGAACTGCAGCGCATTGCCGACGAATCGCTGGAGCGCCTGGCGGACGAGTTCGCCGAACGCGACGCGGCCATGGCCGACGTTGACGAGACTGACCCGGAAGCGGACACTCCCTCTCTCTCGCTGGACGAATGGGAACAACTGCATGGCGACATCGAAGCAACTCTCGACCCTGCGGAGCCGCTTGACGGAAGCGTTGGCGAAGGAAGACCTGCCCGGCGCGGCGCGCAAGGAACTGGCGGCGATCCGGCTGGCAACGGACCTGCGCCTCAAAATCCGCGAGAAGCAGCCCGCGCTCGGCGAGACGCAGCACTAAGGAAGTTTCAGGCGGACCGCCGGCAACTCGCCGACGTTCTGGACAGCCTCGGACTCGACATCGCGAAGATGTCGAACGCGCAAGTGCGCGAGGTGCTGGAACGGGAGATCAAGGGCCAGACGCTGCATCAGGTTGATGTCGGCACCGATGCGTTCAAGAAGTGGTTTGGCGACAGCAAGGTGGCCGGTGAGGATGGCAAGCCGCTCGTCGTCTATCATGGGACCGATGCGGCTGATTTCGACGTGTTCAATCCGGGGGCTTACTTTTCGGAGGATCGTCGGGAGGCCAGCGCATACGGGTTTGCTAGTGATCTGGGCCGACGAGAAAAGGCGACGGGCAAGTACACGGTGGTGAGTGGTGGCGCAGAGTTCGCCGGTCAGCGTGTCGAGTTCTATGGCGTTCTAAGCGACATCGATGATCCTCCTGCTGGGCAAGTATATGCCATTGATGATGGCAATGTGTATCGGTCGCTTGGCAACGGCCGCTGGGAAGTGTTCTCGGATGTGGCGGTCGATGAGACCGGCAAGTTTGATGGCGAAACCATGCCGATCAAACTGGCGGATCGAACGGAAGAAGCGCGGGCGGTGGTGGACGAATACGAGGCTGCCGTGCTGGATGCTTTTCCAGGGGGTGAGCGCGGGCGCGTGTATCCAGTCTATCTCTCGATCAAAAATCCTGTGGTGCTTGGCCCACTGGAAGGAAACCGCCTCGGCCGTCGCCTGGGCGCATCGGATGAAAGCATCAAAGCTGAAATCGCGAAGTACAAAGCGCAAGGCTATGACGGCATTGAGACGACAAGCGATGAGGGTGCAGCAAATGGCGAGACAATCCGGCAATGGATTCCATTCGATCCGTCGCAGATCAAATCCGCCATCGGCAACCGCGGCACCTACGACCCGAACGACCCGCGCATTCTTTACCAGGGCGGTGACGACCGGAATTTGGTTGCAGTCCACAATCTGACGGCGGCCAACCTCCGGCACGCCGCCAAGATGGGTGGCATTGCCGCGCCGTCCATTGCGATCCTGAAGGGTGGCGAACATCCCTTCTCCGGCTTTGGCGAGATCAGTCTGATTGCGCCGCCGTCGATGATCGACCCGGCGGATGCGTCGTCCAAGGTGTTCGCGGCCGACGTCTACTCGCCGCGGTATCCGGAAGTCACCTTCACCTTCAAGTACGCCGACCTGAAGAAGCTTGAGGATCGGCTGAAGCCTTATGCTGAAAAGTCACAGGAGCGCACCGTCCTGGATCACGACAGGATGGAGCGTGAGCCGATGCGCTACCTCGGCGAGCGCAATGCCGCATTCATGGCAGAGTTTCTGGAGCAGAACGGGATCGAGCCGGAATACTCGGCGGGTGCTTATCGGACTTCCAGCGCGTTCCAGAAGCAGATTGAGGTGGCTGGGCTGCAAGACGAATTTACCCAGCATGTCGAAAACACAATCCAGTCAATGAAGCCGAAGGAGCGCATCTTCAAGGGCTTCAGCAATTCCACGGGCAATCGCACCTATGCGCCGCACACGATCGACGTGGTGCTGAAGATGCTGACCCGGAACATCCGGGCGGGCGAGGGCTTCAGCTATGGCATCGGCGACATTCGCGCGAAGTTGACGGCGCAATTCAAGAGCATCGCTGGCATCAAGAAGGCGAGCGACAAGCTGCTGTCCAAAGAGCAATTCGCTAAGGCCAAGGATGAGGTGCAGACGGCATACAATGCTCTCGAAAGTGATCTGGCGGGCTACGCCAAGTATAAGCAGGGCTTTAGTAGCGCGTTCCCTGAACATCTGAGGGAAATGATCGACACGCGCTCGGTTAGCCGGGTGCTGCGCGAATACTACGAGGACGTGCCTGCCGAGATTGGCGTTGAGGTCGCTGACTTCCTCAATTCCCTGCGCAACATGCCGACAGAGTATTTTGAGGCCAAGATCAAGCGCGCCGTGGGAGTGGGCGAGTTCGCCGCCGCCGTTGTGCCAGACGACGCCACGCCCGCCACCCTGAAATTGCTTGCCGAGCAGGGCGTGACGGATATCCGGACCTACAAGCGCGGGGACGAGCAGGACCGGATGCGCGCCGTTCGCGAGGTGGAGCGCGTATTCTTTCAGGAAGCCCGTGGTCAAATCACCTTTGGCGACAACGCGACGATCATCCAGCTTTTTCAGGCGCGCGACCTTTCCACCCTGGCGCACGAGTCCGGGCATCTGTGGCTGAACGAGTTGGAGTTCGACGTCAAAAGCATCGGAGCCGGCGAGCAGGCTAAGGCCGACTGGCAGACGGTTCTGGACTTCGTGGGCAGCACGGACGGCTACATCACCCGCGAGCAGCATGAGCTATTCGCCCGTGCTTTCGAGACATACCTGATGGAAGGCAAGGCCCCCAGCGAGGGATTGCGCGGCGTGTTCCGCCAGTTCCGCAACTGGCTGGTCTCGATCTACCGGAACCTGCGCAATCTGCAGGCCCCGATCTCGCCGGAAATGCGGGCGGTATTCGACCGGCTGATGGCGACGGACGAGGAAATCGAGGCGGCCCGGAACACACAGGGGCTCAATCCGGTGTTCAAGGATGCGAAGTCGGCCGACATGACGGAAGCCGAGTTCGCGGCCTACACCAAGCGCGCAACTCAGGTTGTGGACGAAGCGGAGCAGGCCGTTCTCGACAAGGTCATGGCCTCGATCCGCCGCGAGCGCACGAAAGAGGTTGCCGCCGAGAAGGCCAAGATCAGGGCCGAAGTCACCGACGAAATGATGGCGGAGCCGGGACAGGCGGCTCTGCACCTGCTGCGCAAGGGCAAGCTCTATTCCGGGGAGACGCCGGAAGTGCTGGCCGGCGCCAAGCTGTCACGCAATGCGCTGGTGGAAATGCTGGGCGAGGCGGGGCTTGCCAACCTGCCGGCGGGCGTCTTCACGGAAGAGGGCATTGACCCGGAGGTGCTGGCTCAGGCCGTGGGCCTTGGCAACGGCGTGGAGCTGGTCGACCGGCTGATGCAGATTCAGGCCGAACAGATGGCCATGCGCGCCAAGGGCGACAACCGCTCGATGCTGGCGGCCCGGATCGCGGAGGAGACACAGAAGCGCCTGACGGAGAGCCTGGGCGACCCGCTGAACGACGGGAGCATCGAAGCCGAGGCGATGGCCGCCGTGCATTCCGACAAGCAGGGCGCGCTGATGTCTACCGAACTGAAGGTGCTGGCGCGCAAGGCCAAGCAGTCGGGCACGATCTCGCTCGCCGATATCGAGGATTGGGCGGCTCGCCAGATTGCGGAAATGTCCGTCTATCAGGCGACGCAACACGCCAAGTACCAGCGTGCCGAACGCATGGCCGGGCAGAAGGTCCAGCGGGCGCTGATCAAGGGCGACTTCGTGGCGGCCTTCAAGGCGAAGCAGGACCAGATGGTCAACTTCGCGCTCTACCGTGAGGCCAAGAAGGCGGCCGACGACGTCGATGCCATCCGCAAGCTGGCGGACCGCTACGGCTCGGCCGCGACCATCAAGAGCATGGATCAGGGCGCGCTAGAACAGATCCATCAGGTATTGGAGGAATACGACTTCAAGAAGCGCAGCGGGTCTCTGCTGGCGGAGCGGACCACGTTCTCGATGTGGGCGGCGGAGCAGGCGGCGGCCGGCTTCGAGGTGATCGAACCGCCACGCCTGAAGGGCGCCGGGCTACGCCACTATTCCCAGATGACCGTCGAGGAAATCCGGGGCGTCGGCGACACGATCAAGCAGATCGCGCATATCGGCCGCTGGAAGCAGTCGATGATCGACGACGGCAAGCGGCGCGATTTCGAGGCGCTGGTGAACGAGGCCGTCGAGACGATCGAGCGCCAGCCGCAGCGGGGCGTGAGCCAGGTGCGCCGTGGCACCACGCGACTGCAGGACGTGCTGGGCGACGTCGGCTCGTGGTTCCGCAGTGTCGATTCTGCGCTCCTGAAGATGGAGACCATGTTCGAATGGCTGGACGGCGACAAGACCGGCCGGGGCGTGTTCGGCCGCTTCTTCCGCCGGGTGGCCGATGCGCAGGTCAAGGAACGCGACCTGCAGAAGGACCTGGCGACCAAGCAAAAGGCGATCTTCGACAAGGTCCCGGCCGAACAGACGAAACAGTGGAACACGCAGCACGTCGTCGAGGAATTGGGCGTCAAGCTGAACAAGAGCCAGATGATCGCGGTCGCGCTCAACATGGGCAACGCCTCGAACATGCAGAAGATGCTGCAGGGCGAGGGCTGGGCCGAAGAGGCGGTCCGCGCCATGCTGGACAAGCATCTGACGGCGGAAGAATGGCAGTTCGTGCAGTCGACGTGGGACCTGATCGAGACCCTGTGGCCTGAGACGTCGGCGCTGGAGCGGCGCGTCAACGGGGTGGCGCCGCCCAAGGTCGAGGCCGTGCCGGTCGAGACCCGGTTCGGCACGCTGCGCGGCGGCTACTATCCGATGGCCTATGACAAGGCGGGCGACGTGAAGGCGGACAGGATCGCGGCCATGGGTTCCGAGGGCCTGTTCGATCCCGAGTATCGCCGGGCTTCGACTCGCGCGGGCTCCACGCACAAGCGCACCGAAGGCTTCAACGCCAAGGTGCTGTTGAGCCTGAATGTGATCGGCTCGCACTTGAACGAGGTGGCGCACGATCTGGCGTTCCGCGAAGTCGTCATGGACGGCTACAAGTTCCTGTCGAACGACAAGGTGCGGGAAGCCATCCGCTCCGCGCTGGGCGCCGAATACGAGAAGCAGACGCTCGTCTGGCTGAAGGCCGTGGCGAACGAATGGGCGATCGACCGGCGCGGGCTGGAAGGCTTTGACAAGTTCCTGCAGACGGCGCGGGCGAATACCGCCATCGTCGGCATGGGCTTCCGCATCTCGACCATGCTTTCGCAGACGGCGGGTTTCGCCAACTCGATCCAGCGGCTCGGCTCGGCCAGCATGCTTCGCGGCATGCGCGACTTCTACCGCGCCCCGGCCGGGATGCAGGCGTTCGTCCACGAGAAATCCGGCGAAATGCGCAACCGCGCCAACGACCTGGAGCGCGATATCCGGCTGGCGCTGAAGCGCATGGAGGGCAAGGATTCGCCGCTCGACAACGTCCGACGTTTTGCCTTCCGGGGCATCGCCCTGTTCGATGCGGCGGTGTCCCTGCCGACCTGGACGGGGGCCTACAACAAGGGCTTGCGCGAGGGCATGAGCGAGGCGGAAGCCGTGGGCTATGCCGACAAGATGGTGCGCGATACGCAGGGCGCGGGATCGGTCAAGGACCTGTCGGCTTTCCAGCGTAGTAGCGAGCCGATGAAGCTGCTGGGCATGTTCTATTCCTACTTCAACGTGTTCTATAACCGGCAGCGCGGGCTGGTCCGTGACGCGCGGGCGGCCGACTCTTTCTCCGACTATATGGACGTCGTTGCGCAAGGCTTTTGGCTGTTGGTGGTGCCGACTTTGTTGGGCGCCCTGTTGTCCGGGCAGGGGCCAGATGACGAAGAAGAATGGTGGGCGTGGGCGGCGCGAAATGTGGGCTTTGGGGTATTCTCTGGTGTGCCGGTCTTACGCGACGCCGCAAACACGATGAGCAATGAAATTGCCGGCAAGGGCGTCGGCGGCACTCGACTGTCGCCCGTGCAGAGCATCGCAGACACGGGAATCCGGTTGTACAAAGATGCCGAGAAACTGGTGCAGGGGAAGGAAGTCTCTAGAACGGCAATTAAAAACGCATTCAATGCCGCCGGGTATGCCTTTGCCCTGCCGTTGGGTCAGGTCGGCGCGTCGTCGCAGTTCGTGTGGGATACACTGGTTGAGGAAACGCAGGACCCGGAAGGGCTGCTCGACTGGATGAAGGGCTTGGCCTACGGGCCGGAGAAGAAGAAGTAGCGCCTAGTAGCTGGTGCAGTTGATGTATCCGCCGAAGCTGGTGCAATTCGTCTGGATGGGCCGGCTGGACGCGGCGGCGTCGATCGCGGCCTGCCGGCGGCGAAGTTCCGCGGCATGGGCGCTGGACAGGCCTCTTTGGATGTTGGCCAATTCCGCTGTTAGTTGGATGCGGCGGTCGGCGAGGGCCGCATCATACTCGATGTTGTATTCGCCCCATGTGGTCTGCTGGCTGATAAGCCGGGCAGTGATCGCGTCGAGCCTGGAAAACGAGCCGGTATAGATGGCGGCGTAGGTGGCGCTGACCTGTCCCGCCATGTCCAGAATGAGCCACCGGCATTGTGTGACGTATTCCTGAACAGCCTTCAGGTCTTCCACCTCTTCGGGGGTGGCCTTGGCCGTGTTCGCCTTGGCGTCGATGGTGCGGGATAGCTTGGGCTTCAGCCGTTGATAGGGATCGCTCTCGTGCATCCTGGTGACGCAGTTCTGTGCCGCGCCGCCGCCCTCTGCCATGGCGGTGTTGATCCGCTTGCTCTCCACCTGGGGCGCGGTCGCGCATCCGCCCAGCGCCGCAAGTACCGCCAGAAAGGCGAAAATCCCGCGCATCGTTCGTTCTCCCTGCCCCGCGGCATTAAAAGGGGAATCGCCGCGGTGTTTCAAGGGGCCAGTAAGGACCGGACCCCCGTCAATTGGGCCTGTGGGCGTAAGATGGCGGTCCTGTATCGAGTGCCGGAGCGTAGCGTATGAGTGCCACAGACCGCCGTCTTGGCGTCGTAGGAGGTGCGGCGTTCAAGGTGCCGTGCCGGGTCGCGACCACGGCGAATATCACCCTGAACGGGCTGCAGACGATCGACGGGGTATCGCTGGCACAGGATGACCGGGTGCTGGTGAAGAACCAGTCGACGGCGTCACAGAACGGGATTTACACGGTCGATTCGGGCGACTGGAGCCGGGCGGCGGATTTCAACGGGCCGCGCGACGTGGTGCAGGGAACGCTCGTTCTGGTGGTCTCGGGGACGGTCAGCGCCTCCACCGTCTACCAGATCACGACGGCGTCGCCGGTCATTGGCACGTCGAGCCTCGCCTTTGCGGTCACGGGCACGCCGGCACTGGCATACGCCTCCGCCTTCATCCAGACGCTGCTGGATGACACGACGGCGTCGGCGGCGCGAACCACCCTCGATGTCCGGTCCGTCGCCGAATCCGTCCCGGCAACGCTCACCACGGCCGGCGACATTCTCTCGCACGATGGCTCTGTCTATCTCCGACTGGCACGGGGTACGACCAGCCAGTACCTGGGCGTCACCGGAACCGCGCTGGCGTGGAAAGACCTGATCATCGATCTGGCCACGAGCCAAGTGACGGGGGTTCTGCCTCGGGCCAATGGTGGGTTTACGCCGTCGCAG